TTTTGGGAATTGTGTACGGACGATAGCGCGGTGTTGTGCCCCGGAGGCGCCCCGCGCCGGACCCCGAGGAGGGCAGATGTCCACGCACCCGCCCGCCGACTTGGGCGAAAAGGCGCGTCAGCTCTGGGACAACATTACATCGGAATATGAGCTGCGCGCCGACGAACGTCGGCTGCTCGAGGATGCGTGCCGAGAGGTCGACATCATCGAGCGCCTTGAGGCTGAGATGCGTCTCGCGCCCGTGCTGGACATGGGCAGCCAGGGACAGCCGGTCATCTCGCCGATCCTGCCGGAGCTCCGGCAGCACCGCGCGATCCTCCGCGCCCTCCTGGCTCAGCTGAAGCTGAACGACGTGCCCGGCGCGGACGCGGCGGAGACGTACGACCCACGCAGCGAGGCCGCGCGGCACGCCGCCCGACAGAGGTGGCACCATGGCGCGTAGGCGCGCCGCTGCAGTACCCGTTCAACACGACGACGACATCATCGCAGAGATCGCCGCGTGGTACCGAGAGTGGCTGACACAGCCTGCAGCCCTGGAGGCGCAGGAGTGGACGCCGGTCTATATCGGGCCGACGTGGCAGACCGACGCCGCGGGGCGATTTGTTCTCCCGCGGTACTCGCTCGGCTGGTACCTACTCGGCTGGGCCGGGCGATGGTTGCAGCTGCGACCTGGCGAGCCCTGGAGGTTCACCAAGGAGCAGGCACGGTTTCTGTTGTGGTGGTACGCGGTAGATGAGCACGGCCGTTTCATCTACCGCGATGGTGTGCTGCAGCGACTGAAGGGCTGGGGCAAAGACCCGCTGGGCGCGACGATATGCGCCATGGAGCTGCTTGCCCCGGTGCGGTTCTCGCACTGGGGTGCCGACGGGCAGCCTGTCGGGCGAGACGTCCCAGACGCGTGGGTCCAAACCGCCGCCGTATCGATGGAGCAGACGAAGAACACGATGCGGCTGTTTCCGGTGTTGTTCTCCGACGAGGCGATCGCGCGGTTTCGCCTGGCGATCGGAGCGGAACAGATCAAGGCCTTCGACGGCAAGCGTGTCATCCAGGCCGTCACGTCGTCTCCGCGCACCCTGGAGGGCGCGAGAGCGTCGTTCGTCCTGGCGAACGAGACACAGCACTGGTTGTCGAACAACGACGGCTGGGAGATGTGGGCGGTCATCGAGCGGAACGCGACCAAGAGCGCCGACGGCGCGGCCCGAACGCTCGCGATCACGAACGCCTACGAGCCGTCGGACGAGTCGGTTGCGCAGCGCGCCCGGGAGGCGTGGGAGGCGGCGCAGGCTGGCACGCACGCGGATACCGGCCTGCTGTACGACTCGGTAGAGGCACCGCCTGAGGCTCCGCTGACCGCGGAGGCTGCCCCGGCCGTCGTCCAGTCGATCCGCGGCGACGCGTCTTGGCTCGATCCGGACCGCATCGTGTCGTCGATCCTCGACCCGCGGAACCCTCCGTCCCGGTCGCGCCGGTTCTGGTACAACCAGATCGTCGCAGCCGAAGACGCGTGGGTGGACCCGCGGCACTTCGACGCGATGGCCGCGCCGGACAAGCAGGTCGCCCCGCGGGACGAGATCGCGATGTTCTTCGACGGCTCGAAGTCCGATGACGCGAGCGCCTTGGTTGGCTGCAGGATCTCAGACGGGCACGTCATCACGCTTGGTGTGTGGCAGCGTCCGCCCGGGGAGCGCGGCAAGAACTGGTTGGCGCCGCGGGGCGAGATCAGTGCGGCCGTGGACGTGGCCATGGAGCGGTACAACGTCGTTGCGTTCTGGGCAGACCCGTCGCACGCATTCGAGGATGAGACTGGCCAACGCTACTGGGACGGCCTGCTGGACGACTGGCACCGGAAGTACAAGGACTCGCTGACGCTCTGGGCGCTGCCCGGCAAGCACTCGATCATGTGGGACATGGCTGCGCCGTCGCGCGTTGCGCAGTTCACCGCGGCGGCCGAACGCACGGCAGCCGAGATCGAGGCGGGCGAGTTCACCCATGACGCGCACCCGCTGCTGAGACAGCACGCGCACAACGCACGGCGCTACCCGAACCGCTGGGGTGTGTCTCTCTGGAAGGGGCACCGCGAGTCCCCAAGGAAGGTAGACGCGGCCGTCGCGATGGTTGGCGCACGCATGGTGCGCCGCGAGTTCCTGAACACACGCAAGCGTCCACGCACAGGAAGGGTGTGGTGAGTCGTGCTTGACGAAAAGGGCGCGAAAGAGCTTGTGCATGACACGCTCTTCCCGGCGTGGCGCGAAGAGCGTGAGCGGCTCGACGAGCTGAACCGTTGGTTCCGAGCCGACAACGAGCGCATCCGAATCCCGCGGCAGTCCTCTCCCGAGCACCGCGCACTGATCGACCTGGCGAAGTCGCCCTGGCTGCGCCTGGTCGTGTCGACGCTGTCGCAGGCCTGCATCGTGAGCGGCTACCGGACGCCGGACGCCGACGACAACTCCCCAGCATGGGAGGCCTGGAAGCGCAACGGCTTCGATGGAAGGCAGACCGCCATTCATCGGGCCGCGTTCACATACGGCTACAGCTACGTCATGGAGCTGCCGGGCGTCGGCGCTCAGGGCGAGCGCCTGGCCGTCATGCGAGGCGTTTCGCCGCGGCACATGACCGCGGTCTATCGCGACCCGACGCAAGATGAGTGGCCCGTGTACGCCATGCGGGTGGAGCCGGTCGGAGACAAGTGGCGCCTGACGCTGCTGGACGACGAGGCGGCCTACACGCTGATGGCCGACGCGGCGGGCGACGGCATGGAGCTGACCGATGTGGCCGTTCACGCCGTTGGCGTGGTGCCCGTCGTGCGGTACCGCAACCAGCTGGACGACGATGGCTACGTTGAAGGCGAGATCGAGCCGTACCTGCCGCTGGCAAAGCGGATCGACAAGACGGTCTACGACCGTCTGATGGTCCAGCACCACAATTCTTGGAAAGTACGCACGATCGTCGGCATGTCGCGCCCGGACGACCCGGAAGAGGAGCAGCGCGCCAAGCTGAAGCTGCGGCAGGACGACCTGCTGATTGCCGAGGACCCGGACACGAAGATCGGGACTTTGCCGGAAACGCCGCTGGATGGCTTCCTGCGGGCGATCAACGAGGACGTCAAGGACCTCGCGACGATCTCGCAGACTCCGGCCTACGCGCTGACCGGCGACCTGGTGAACCTGTCGGCGGACGCGATCGTGGCCGCCCGACACGAGTTTGACGCGAAGGTCGCCGAGCGCCGGTTGTCGCTCGGGATGTCGCACGAGCAGGCGTTGCGCCTGGCCGCGCACATCGAGGGTGACGCCGACGGCGCGGCTGACTTCGACGCGCGCGTTATCTGGGAGGACACCTCCGTCCGCTCGCTGGCGCAGGCGGCCGACGCGCTGACCAAGCTGGCCGACGGCCTGCAGATCCCGCCCGCGGCGCTGTGGGAGATGATCCCCGGCGTTACGCAGCGGACCGTCGAAGAGTGGAAGTCCCTGCGGTCCGAGTCCGACGCGCTGATGCAGCTCAACACCCTGCTGGCCGAGCAGGCGGAGGGGCTGAACGCAGATGGCGACGACTGACACGGCGGCCCTGACGAGACAGTACCGGAGACAGCAGGCGGCCCTACGCGCCACGGTCCTGCGGGACCTGCAACGGTTGTGGCCCGCGCTGGATTGGAAGCGGCTTGACCGCACCTACCCGGCGTGGGCTGCGGCCGTAGGCGCGCTGGTGGAGCGGCACCGCCGCAATGCCGCGAGCCTGGCGATCGCTTATCTGCGCGCCTTCCGCGAGGCCGCCGGCGTGCCTGGCGAATTGCGTGAGGTCCTGGCGCTCGGCATCCCGCAGGCGCAGTTGAACGCGTCTCTGCGGGTGACCGGCCCTGTGGCCTTCAAGCGGGCGATCGCCGATGGCCGGTCGGAGGAAGACGCCGCGGACACCGCCTTCGTCATGAGCGCGGGGGCGGTCACGCGGCTGGTCCTGGAGGCCGCACGCAGCTCGCTGCTGAATTCGCTGGCCGCTGACCCGGAGGCGGTCGGCTGGCGCCGCGTCACGTCAGGCAACGCATGCGCCTTCTGCCGGATGCTGGCTGGCCGCGGGGCGGTCTACTCCGCGAAGACAGCCACATTCGCAGCTCATGACCACTGTGCTTGTTCCGCCGAACCGGTGTACGGGGGTGACCGCCGCAAGGTCAAGCCCTATGCGCCGTCGTCACGGAACATGTCCGACGCAGACCGCGCGAGATTGCGCGAGTACCTGCGTCAGAACTACAGCTAACCGAGTCCCTGGAGGACACCCCAATGGATGAGATGCCCGCGAACACCGCGGCTGAGTCGGACGACGCCCCGGAGGCCGCCGACGTCGAAATGGTCTCGGAGCACGAGGACGGCGAGCCGTTCGACAAGGACCGTGCTCTGGCCAAGATTCGCAAGGTCAACGCCGAAGCAGCCGCGCTTCGCAAGCGGCTGAAGGAGCTTGAGCCGCTGGCAGAGAAGGCGCGGGAGCTTGAGGACGCGAACAAGAGCGAGACCGAAAAGCTCACCGAGCGCTTGAGCGCTGCTGAGAAGCGCGCCCTCGAGGCCGAGGCCAAGCTTTTGCGCCTGGAGGTTGCCCAAGAGAAAGGGCTGACCCTCGCGCAGGCGCAACGCCTTGTTGGCACCACGAAGGAAGAGCTGCTGGCGGACGCCGATGAGCTGTTGAGCGCCTTTGGCGCCACGCAGCCGAAGACGCCGCCTGCGAAGGCTCCCCGGGAAGCGCTCAAGGGCGGAGGTCTTCCGGCCGACGAGCCTGAGGACTCCATCGAGGCAATCCTGAACCGGATTCCTCGCGGCTGAGTCGCGTCCGGGCAAATCATCAACGTACGAAAGGAAAACGAAGGTGGCTAACACCTTTCTGAAGGCGACGAAGATCGCGCAGACGGGACTCGGCCTGCTGGAGCGCGAGATCCTGATCCCCGGTCTCGTCTGGCGTAACGCGGGCGGCGACTTCCGCGGGGCTGCGAACGACACTATCACCCTTCGCATCCCGGCTCGCACCTCTGCGCGCACCCGCACGTTCCGCGCCGCTCGGGAGGGCTCGCCCCTCATCACGATGGACTCCCTGACTGAGACCGGCGTTGACGTCAAGCTCGACACGGTGATCTACAACGCCGTTCCGGTCACCGACGAGGAACTGACGCTCGACATCACGAGCTTTGGCGCGCAGGTTCTCGCCCCGCAGATGCGGGCGGTCGCCGAGGCGCTGGAGGACCTGCTGGTCGACGCCATGCAGAACGCGAACTACGCGACCGTCATTGAGGCGGAGTCGCACGACGGCTACGCCCTGGCTGACGGCGAGGGCCTGTACAACGCGTTC